GCCAGATGATGCTCCTTGACTTGAGGATGAGTCGTTTAAATTGCTCGTTTGGTTTTCAACAGGAAGTCCTGTCGTTGAATCAAGATTTAGATCATTTATTCTCTGCCCAGTAGATACAACCTCTTGCAATCCGTCATTAGAAGTAGAGGTGTCCTGATTATCATTATTGGAGTTTGGTTGATTGACAAAAAGCCCACATTTCATTAAACCCTTTGCATTTCCAATCAATCCAGATTCTAGTCCTGCCAATGCGCCTTGGGCTGCTGAACCGCCTGTTAATTTATAACCAGCCGCAGTTCCTATTGTTGAACCTAAAACATTCTGAGCGGCTTGTGTTCCGCTAGGGTCTAAATAACCTGCCAGATTTGTAGCAACAGGAGTCAATCCACCTGCAACCGCGCCTGTTAATGCGGCTCGACCTACGCAACCACCAGTTAATCCTGCAATGGCGGCAGATGTAGCACCTTTGCCTAAAGCGTTTGCAACCGAGTTTCCAACCAATTGAGAACCAGTAATGTCGCCAATAGAGTTTGAAACAGGATTCAGAACGGATGGCAATAATGCAGATGCCTCTGATCCTAATCCTGCTGTCAAAGCGCCTACAATTGGATTGCCGCCTGTAATTGCTGAACTTAAAGCGCCAGATGCCGCCGCAGCCCCCACAGAACCTAATCCCATTGCACCAAATATTTCAGGGCCAAGAAACGCTGATAATCCAAATCCAGCTACATCTTTGAGGATACATCCAAAAGTACATTTATCTTGCAATGACTTTACATACGCTTGATAAATTTGCTGACATTCTTGAGGCAGTCCAGAGATATAAGCTGTTTTAGCGGCATCTGAATTTTGAACGTTCGTTTGATTTAATCGATCAACCTGACAAGCTGTTCGACTAATATCTCCACAGGCTGGTTTAACATAACAAGCTGAGGAGGGCAAGCTGTTTAAAATATTGTTTAATCGATCTTGAGCGCTGATTCCCGAAGCTGAATTAAGTTTAGTTACGTTTGCAGAATTAGTAACTGCATTTTGTAAATTTGTGGCGTTGTTCGCTAATTTTTTTTGTTGATTTGGAGTCAAACAACAGCAGCACTCAGATGATGATGCAGTGATGTTTGGGCTAGACAATGGGGCGGTCGGGGGAGGTGTTGCCGCAGAATATGACCCATCAGAACTTCCAGTTGGAGTCGTTCCATACGGCTGAGTCACAACAGGAGCGGTTGGGATTTGATCTGGTTGTCTTGTAGTAATGACGTCTTCTGCCAACCCCGCAGCTAATGGGCTAACTCCAGCGCCTGTGCTATTTGAAAGGACGGATTCTGCCGCCCCCGCAGCTAATGGGCTAACTCCAGAAAAACATGGATATGGATTTGGAACGATAGAAGGAACATTTAAAGACCCAAGAGCGCCAGTACATCCCGCATTTTGCGTGGGCGAAATAGCCGTTGGGGGTTGGGAGTCAGGAGGCTGAGGCGCTGGAGCGGGCTGCGCAGCCACAGGCGGTGGAGCAACAGGAGCAGCTTGAACTGGTGGAACAACAGGTGCTTGAACCACTGAAGGCGGGGTAACAACTTGGACTGGCTGCGGAGGCGGGCAAGCGCCAGTCAGGTTTGATAATCTAGCAGCCCTATTGGTTACAACGCAAGGGCATACTCCGTTAACAACGGTTGATAACGGGGAAATATCGTTAGAAACAGGATTTCTTGCGGGCAAAGCGCCTTTTGATACCGTGCTTACACAGCCACTAGGTGCGCTAAAAAACGGCACAACTGGCGAAGGAGCCATGTAAGGAGTGCAGCAGCAACATATTGATTTACGTCTAGCCATTATTGTGGGTCTACACTCATTATTCCGACCATTGCTTTTGCCCACTCTCTCCAGTCGTTATACCCTCTGTGATCAGGTATACCCGACTGGGCAAAGTAGCCAATCCCATTCATTCCATCAACCCATTGTCGCCACTTGTCCTCGGTCACATGACCCAACTGGTTCGGTGCAAACTGCTCTTCCATTAGTCTGCACCAGTAGTCCCATGTCATATTCCGAGGGTCATAAGTGGTTGGCATTATGGGTTACCTGTGCCTCTAACGTCGCCCGTATCAATGTTGAGAACAACCTTACCTAAGAAGTAATCTCCATTCGATACGTTACTAATGAACTTCAAACGCATTTCGCGCCGTTGTTCTTTCATGTCAATTTTAAGCGTTGTGGGGTCAAAAGGATACGGCGCTGAGGGTTGATCAACGTCATCCGCATAGCCCTTACCAGTCACAATTAGGTTCATTGTGCCGCTTTGCACAAAATCAGGCTCAACTCGCTCAATGCGAGTCCAGAGGTTTTCCCCCGCCCCTTGTGACGCTCCCACTAATCCCAAGCTGTCGCCTAAGACGTTCGTCTCAAAGTAAGACTCAATGGCATCCACATGGTTGGTATAGACCATATTTGTACCCTTTTCGTGTTGCCATAAGGTATAACCGCCAGTCCCGTTTTGATCCCAACCGCCCCAGATGGGTCTACGGAACACTTCTGAGAACGTTCCCGCCGATCTGCGAGCGCCGATGGCTTGACCTGCGTCATACCAACACTGCTCGCGGACGTTGTAGACCACCGCATCATTACATTCGTCAGAGTCCCCATTTGGAAAGAACCACCAAATCTCACCCCAACGAGGGACTTTCGATGCCCATACTTTTTGGCGTTGGGTATAGTTAAGGTTGTCAAAAAAGTAGTTGAAATTCTGATTATTGGGGATTTCTTGAACGACACCGTTATACATTAGGAATCGATCTGTACCCACCCAATAGAAAATACCGTCATACTCAATAACGCACTGGCTAGAAAGAATGGATGACTGTTGGCTAATCAGGTCATACCGCCAATAAAGGGTAGACGTTCCTACGTTTTGAGGCGCGTAAGTAACACGAACCAAAGAATCAAGAGTCCAAAAAAAACCAGAAGGTGAGGTAGTGCCTCCTCGAATAGGAAGACCCTTAACAACTTTAGTCGAAGCAACGTTATTTGCGTTTGAATCTGCCGAAGTCCAGTTATTAAAATCGCCCGCAGCGCAGTTTTGAATGAGTCCATTATTGCCATACACAAAAAGATAGGGGTAAAGCATCACAACCCCACCAGACACGCTGATGTTGTTGTCAAAGGTCAGTGTAACCGTCCCAGAAGCAGTGGCGTTGTTGCTTAAAACAGCAGTCCATACACCCGAAACCAAGTTAGCAGATACCACCGTTGTATTGGCAGGAATTCCCAAGCCAGAGACAGATACGCCCGCTCCAATGGCTACGTTTGTAGTCGCAAAGGTCACATTGGGGCTACCATTCGTCGTTGTTCCAACCGCAGTAAACACACCTACAGGGGTTAATGTAGTCCCAGTAAATGAGCCAAGAAGTGGTCTGGTATTAACGGTTGATGAGATGTCATTCAGGTTTTGCCCCGGGTGCGCGATCAGGTTATTATTTCCCGTTCCGTAGGGATCATAACCAATATCCATTTGCCACAACGTATTATTACTTGGGCTAAATGTGGTTACGGCGTTAATGTATCCCGCAAACCCCGATCCCGTTCCACCGATCGCTGAGGCGGCAATGTTGACCGACTCGCCGTAAACGTATCCAACTCCATTGGTGGTAATTGTCACCGAGAATACAAGGTTGCTCGAAACCACTACAGTCGCTAAAGCCCCTGATCCAGTAGCTGCGGTCACAGGGACGTTGGTGTACGTTCCGTTTGTGTATGCTGCGCCTTGGTTGGTAATTTGAATCGTTGAGGTGCCACCAAGGGGATTGACGTTTACAGGGCCAAATCCCACAGCATCATCGTTGTCTGTAGTCCATTGTTGGATTCCACCGCTCCACCCAGAAATAACATAGTTGAGTCCATTCTGAGCGCTTTGGATCATGCCTCGGCTAACACCAGAGGCGTTTAAGAAAGAAGCGTTATATCCACCCATTTTCCTTGGGCGACCATATTGGAAGCGCACCCATTTCCCATCAACGTATGATGGAGACGCAAATAATGTTCCGTCTCGCTGAATCCCCGGCGCTACTTGTAAAACAGCAGTCTTTTGCGTCATTAGAACGCTCCACCGTTAATCCCTACTGGCACTAAAAGACCTGTTGGAGTCAATGTCGCTCCATTTAGACCGTTAACTGAAAATCCTAACTGATGTGAAGCTGCTAGGTATAAACCCGTAGTCGCATCACCTTGGAAAGACAAAGACGGAGCAGCAGCAGAACCATTGCCCAATGTCAAAGCATTAATGAACGATGATGTTGAGGTCTGAGCATTGTAGACGTTTGTGCCGTCGCAAATCGCAATGATCGTTTGACCTTGAGGTAAGGTTACGCTTCCAGCACCAACCGATGAGGTTTTAAACGTTAACGAGTAAGAGCCTGTCGTGTTGTTGCTGATAGAGTACAACTGAACCGTGGGTGGCAAAATGACATTACAATTCGAGGTTAACGTTCCCTGATATTCCTGAATGATGTTTGAAGCCTCAGCCGCCGACAAGGTGACCGTGCCGCCAGTGACGTTCTTGACTAACTGAGTAAAGAAAAACGTAGCCGATCGTCCATACGCCCAAGAGTACCAACCCGTCCCGCTAACACCGCTAGAGACAAATACAATCGACTCGCCAATCTGCAATTGCTGCGTTGCGTTACCGTCGATGGTGTCAGTGCCTTGCGGGTAGATCGTGACGATGCCAGTACCGTCGTTTTTGACAATCACAAACCACGCACGCCCAACCGAAGCTGCGGCGGGAAGGGTTAAGTTTCCAGCCCCACCAGTCCATACATAGATTGAGGATTGGTCGGTGTTCAGCATCGTATAAGTTGCTGAAACCGTGTTTACAGGGGTTATTGTGTTGAGGGTTAGTCCGTTAGCTTGTAGACCGTATCCAGCCAACTGAGCCGCATTAGCGGACGACGTACCCGCTCCAAACTGAACCGTACTCCATGTACCATTGATGGTCGAGTTGTTGGTGAGGTAAACGTACTCAGCGATTCCTGAACCGATCGCAATAATCGTACTTAGACTCTGATCCGTAACGGTAAACGAGTTAGTTCCTACGTTACGAATCAATACGCTTTGACCCACTGAAACTTGGGTAGCGGCAGGGAGCAACAAGTGCAGACCCGTTGTGGTGGCGGTGACCTCGATAATGTTGGCTACAACATTCGAGGTGTTTCCATTGATAGGCCAAGCGAGGGTTGTATCTGTTGAAATCGTTAAAGATTCATATCCTACTTGGCTAGGAGATATAGTTTGTCCTGTATATGGATTAGTGTACGATGTCATGATTATTCCTTTCGGGTATGGACTTCGCTCGTCTTAAAACCCAAGCTGCTTTCATCTTTTTAATGGTTTCAGGCGAGTGTTTTTTTCCAACCATTCTAGTATTACCAATCAATGATTGACTCATTTTCTTTTTGGTAGCTTCAGAATGCTTTCTTCCTCTTCGCTTTTCAATCATTTTAGCGACTATTTCTGGCTTAAGTTTTTTGCCCAATAATTTTTTTCTCATGCTTTCACGAGATTCAGAAGACCTATTTTTATTGGCATAAGAAATTTTCGCTCTAATTTCTTTGGAGGCATTAAATATACCTTCGCCACCACCAGTCAAATTATATCCATTGGGCGATAAAGTATTATATTCCGCTATCAACATTCTTTCTATCATGCAAGCAGATTCTTCATCAAAAGCATCCGCTATATGAGTAAATACAAATGAATCAAGACCATATTTTTTAATAGCCTTATGCAAATAAGGGCTGCTTCCATTTACTTTTTTGTGCTGTTTCCAACGACGTTCCAAATTGGCAGCAATGCCAACATATTGCTTGGCATTAACGGTGCAGGTTATAACGTAAATGGCGTACATGTTTAGCTATCCACGGCAACAGCCTGACGGTCACCAACTCTGGCAACGTCCTCGGCTTTAAGGGCTTGTAGGGCTTCGGTGTACTTCTGTTGGAAAATCTGGCGCTGATCGTTCTTTAGGAACGGCATCGCTTGTAATAACGTTCCGAACAACATCGCATTGGGCGCGTTTTGGGTGATCCAGTTCGTCTGATTAACCGAACTCAGGGGAGCAATTCGCTCGTAATACAACACTTCAAAAGTATACGCCTGATCGGGGGTTGGGGCTAAATACCAGTGATCCCAATCCGTATCAGCGTAATAAAGGGGGGTACTAGTC